AACCCCGCTACAGCAGTTGTAGCCGCCGAATGCGCGTGTCCCGATGTCGCAAAGTCTGATGCTTTGCTGGTGCTGTCAATAAGGTTACCGCTTGCATCAAGCCCAGCAAAGTTGCCATTGGTTGCACCAACAACCTTATCAGCCTTAGAATTCACATCATCAGCGTCTACATAGTCGCCCAAGCTCTCATACGTAGCGTAGAGCGTTTCGCCGTCATACGCCGCGTTTGTAACGGCTACCGTGTTGTATCCGTGATTGTAAGCATCGTAGCCTCCGAGCGTGTAGTCGGTATCCACGGTCAGTTGAGTGCCGGTCTTGCTTTCTCCTGTCCAGAGTTCAAGATCATTCCAGCAGTCGTGGGTGAGATATTGATCGCTTCCGGTAACGGTGATTGCTTCATCGCTGATGAGCGTGCCGGTATCGATATAGTTTAGTTTATCCATATCATCACACTCCTTAGATGTTCGTGTGGATTGTTACTGGTATCCGCTCGCACATCTGCACCCCGCTAACCTGCCAATAAAACCCAAGGTAGTATTGCTCACCAGGTTTGTACTTAGCTTTGTCGGCGTAGAATAACGCGTTATATTCTCCCGTTGCCTTTTTAACCGTCGAGCATTCTTCGAGTTGGGCCGGTTCGTCCACGTAGCTTTCGATGAATGCTTCCACGGAGTCATCGTCGGGATCAACCGCCTCGTAATCGCCATCGCCAATATGCTGCTTCGTGTAGAATGTTGCGAACCCGGTAGAACCCCATTCTATCGATAATGTTGTTGTTGCCATAATCAATACACCTCGCTTTCAGTCGTGTAGTGTATGTAAGGATCGTGTTGTGTGAGATATTCCGGCTGTACCGCCGCTGTTGTTGCGTATTCCTGCGTGAGATCGCTTGTCGTAATTTTGTCACTATAAGGCGATAGCGTCGTTGCATATGCCAGCCACGGGGATACTTCGGTTTTGTGTTCTGGCAAGAGCGCAACCTCGGTTATTTGTTCCGGCAAAAGTGCGTAGAACGTTTTGAGTATCTCGCTCAGAATAAGCATCACACGCACTATCTGGTTGAACGTATACCATGCCTCGTCGCCGGATACGCTGATAACGTTCACGAGTGCCGCGGTGGTTTCAGCCACTTCGCTGAATGAGTGAGCAGAATAACACGAACTATCCGCCGCAACCGCTCGCGCCAAAGAAGCGGTATCACTCGTGACCGCTACGTGCCCAATAGTATTTGCTATTCCGTTTGGTTCTAAGTGCCCGATGAACGCGAACGTATTGATTGATTGTGCTCCAAGACTTTCGGATACACCGGATTGTGTTAATGACTTGACAGTTGCTTCATCAACCGATAATGCCTTAATCGCACACGATAAAGTCAAAGCGTCTCCCGCGATACTTGCCACGCCCGCCCCGTAAGCACGCTCGGCATAGGGCAGATTAAGATATATCACCCTCTGCCCGTATATAACTTTCGTGCCGTAAATAGAGCCGAGCATACTTACAAATGCGGCGAGTGTTCAACCGTATTGGCTGTCAGATAGATATCGTGATAGTTGTCCTTCGCTGTACTTTGTGGGATGATCTGCTTCACCCAAAACGGCGTCACGGTTCCGTTGTTTAAGTCGCCCATTGATAATGAGGCTCCCGCTGATCCGTAAGCCCCGGCAGAACCATCCGAGTCTGCGGCGAGATAAACAGTTGACGTCGCCAGCCCGTAAGATTCGATATAATCGTTAACCGAGATCGTCACGCTTTTGGCGTTGGCGTCAACCACTTCGAGAAAGATTTGCTGTTCAAGCGTTCGAGAGCCTTCGCTCGATGAGTTGCCGATGGCGTATTGCGATTGGAATATGTACTCGCCCGCGCTGCTCGCGACGACAACCTCGCCCGTTGCTGGTGCTTCTGCAAGCGTGAGCGTGCTCGTCCCTGAATCATACGTGTAATCGGTTGTTTCGGTAAGCAATTCGCCCCATGCGGTTGTCGCGGAAAATTTTCGCACATGTGACGGTGTGCCGGAGCAAAGGATTGTGTTGTCGCTGCTGTTCCCTGTGAGTTTCCCGACTTCTTGCCGTATGGCATTGGTTTTCCCCACCTCTTTCCAGAATTTTAGCATCTTATCACCTCTTTCTTATTGGTAGAATACGATCACGGTTATCTCACCTTCGGCGGTAGTCAAAGACAACACCGTGTTCGTTGCGTTAAGAATGGTTGCTGAATAGTCGGTAGGAGCCGATAGTGACAATTTGATCCATTCGTTGCCGTTTAGCGTACCATCTCCCCAAGTAAGGCGATTCATAAATGCATAGTTTCCCCAACCACGGCCTTCGAGCCAACCATCATACGTAACGGTTTTTCCGCTTGCACCAGCCCCGGTTTTGTACACGTGGCTAAAAGTTATCGTCTTATACTCGCCAAGAAATCTCGCGTATACGACGACCTGTACTTGATAAGCATTTGCCGCGGTTTGCCATTTAGCGTGCAAAGTGCTGTTTTCAATCAGCGTCATGTTTGACCAAGAGCCGGGTTGATAAGACGCCAAGTAACAATCGATGTTTTCGGCGTAGTCAGCGTCGCCGGTATCGAAATTCCAGAAAGTCTTAACCATCAAGTCTGATGCGACTTTTATATCCGATATGCTTATGAAAGGTTTCAATCTGGATTTTAACAACGGAGTTGGGAAATAGATCTGTTGCCCGGCTAAAACTGGGCTTTCTGTAAACACCAGCGTTTCGGCCACCACAACACTTAGAAAGTTAGTCAATACGTGTTCGCTATTGATATCCCCCACTATCTGCCCGAAACCACGTTTTCCGACCATCCACCCGCGGTTTTCTTTCATGGTCAATCCCGTGTGTTCTTGAACGTATATCTCGCCTGTATTGTCACTTTTCGCCATGATTTGCACCTCGTTATTCGACCCAACATTGATCTTTTTTCCCGCTTGCATCGTAAGCGTAGCTGCAAGATGGTTGCCGGAGATCGAATCCGCTGCGACCTTATCGGCGGTTACTGACCCGGCATAGAGTTTCTCGGTTGTTACAGCTCCTGCGCCAATCTTCTCAGCGGTAATGGCACCGGCCCCGATCTTTGATGCCGTGATAGCCCCGGCCGCGACTTTATCAGCAGTAACGGCGCTCGCCATGATCTTCTCGGCAGTTATCGCACCGGCCCCAATCTTTTCCGCGATAACCGCGCCTGCCGCGATCTTCTCAGCCGTGATTGCCCCAACCGCTATCTTCGCCGCAGTGATCGCCCCAACTGCTATCTTTTCCGCGGTTACTGCGAGAGCGTACAACTTATCGGTTGTTACCGCCGACGCGGCGATGTTTCCTGCGGTTACTTGCAACGCCCCGATCTTCTCGGTTGTGATTGCGCCCGCTTCGATAGTACTTGCTGTAACGGCGTTAGTAGCAATCTTCCCGGCAACAATTGCCCCAGCTGCGATGTGCGCCGCCTGAATTGCCAAGGCTGCTATCTTCTCAGCGGTAACAGCGCCTGCGTAGAGTTTGGCGGTTGTAACCGCCCCGGCTGCAATCTCGTTTGCCGTGACGGCGTTAGCTTTGATCTTCGCTGTACTGATACTTCCATTCGCGATATGCGTTTCCGTGATCTCGTTTGGGAGATCGTCGAGTTTGTCATCGAGCTCCGCTTGCAATCCCGGGATCGTTGTCGTTTGCAACGTGCCCATATCAGCGTCAAGAGTAGTGATGGCACTCTGTAATCCCGGGAGTGTCGTGGTTTGGAGTGTATCCATATCAGCTTCGAGGGTAGAAATAGCGCTATGCAATTCCGGAATTGTCGTGTTGGTGAGTGTGGATAACTCGCCGCCAAGATCAGACAGATCGTCCTCGAGAGCGGGGAGCGCCGAGTTAATGAGTGTGTCAAGTTCGGTGTTGAGAGTGTTCAGTTCGTCCTGCAAGTCAAGCAGATCGTAGTTTGCGAGATGATAAAGCTCCTGATCAAGTTCGGTGAGATCGGCGAGCAGTTCCGCCCGCTTCTCTTCAAGCTCCGCGAGTTGTTGTGCCACGTAAGCCGCGACGTCAGACAGGTTGCTTGCTTTGTTTGTCAGGTCATAAACCAGTTGAGCAACCTCAACTGTTTGTCGAACACTCGATGGCGCGTTTACGAGCCTATCCGAAAGCGTGACGCTGTTATACACGCCCTTGAGCAGATCGTACTCGTACTCTTGCACCCGAACGCTCGCGTCGATCTCCTTCTGCCCGTCTTTAAGCGTCAGTGTGTCCCCGCATTCAAACGGGATGGTTGATGTGTTCCCAAGATACACAATATCGAGGCTGTATTGGATCAGCGGGGTTTGGTTTTCTTCGAGATACGCCTGCGCTTGCTCGGCGAGTTCGGTTGAGGCTTCATCCATCTGCGCTTGCGTGATATACCCTTCGAGGATAAACTTGCTCAGCAACGTCGGATCAAACGAGAGTTCCTTACCGTTCTCAAGCGTCTTGTCATACCATATCCGCTGCGTATCGGCGTTATACCCGAGAAGTTTTAGCCCCGTCGCAACCTTAACGCCATCCATCAACGCCAGAGTGCAATTCTTAACCTTCTCAACGTCCAGACCAGCCAGCGAAGAAGACACAACACAAGGCCGATCTTCCATCTCGTACTTTGTCGAGTAAGAAACGTAGACTGTACCGCCCGCTTCCGCGAACGTGATGGCCGAATATACGCCTTCGGTTTCGTCATACCCACCGATGGTATAGTCCGTATCTTTGATGAGCTTCGTACCGGTTTTGGCCAAGCCTGTGTAAACGTCAACACTTTCATACCAGTTATCATGAGCCAGATGTTGCGGGGATGTGCTCTTGGTAATTGCCTCGTCTTTGTACCACGCGCCAGCAACCCGCACGGAGTCAACGAAGAAGTTCTCTACGAGTCCGCGGAGCGACTTAACTTTAACCTCGCTGAACGCCAGAATCTTTTCAATCTCTCCAAAGGTATCAATGCCATATTCGAGATACACGTTGCCGGTATGTTCACCCGTTGCCATATCAAATGTCGTCGGGCGTAGTGCGGTATAGAAATAGTTCTCCGGCAGATTATCGCTTGAGCCGATCGGGAATAAGCGCGTGCAAAGATTTTCGAATCCCTTACTGACATTGATCGCCTTTGTTTGCACCCCCGCTGTTATTGTGATGTTCTTGACACTCCCAATCTGGTCGGCGAACGTGACAACCGTATCATTTACCGTGAACTCAACGCCGAACGTATCGCAAATCTTTTGAAATGCAGAAAGCAAGTTATCGCCGGAGAATGAGATGTCTTTGGTATCTGTCAGCGTCGTGTTGTCCGTAAGTGTAAAGCCCGCTTGCGTTACGAGCGGCGTAATAAACCCGGATAATAACGTCGAAACATCTACATCGAAGAAGTCGAATGTGTCATCGTAGGTTGGCGGCGTTTGGAAGTATTTGTCAATCACCGCAAATCGGTTGAACCGATAGGAGATGTGCTGAGCTGAGAATTTGTTCTCTTCCTGCCCAGTAACCTCGAAGGTCATCGTCGTTGTGCCTTTTTTCGCTACGAGTATATCCTGCGGTTGCAAGCGTTCAAGTGTTTCGCCCTCAAGAATAAACACCCCGAGGAACGATCGCTTGAGTACGAGCGTTTTTACTTCCGCTTTCTTAAGCAGTTCACCATCACGCCAAATCTCTATCATAATTATCCCTCGATGTCCGTGTACGGCAACAACGGATCAAGTTGCGCCGTTGTCATGTTTTGTAAGCCGAGCGGGAGCAGGTCATACACGCAAACCGCATCAGCTTGAAACGTGCCGATCTTGCCCGCTTCCACGTTGAGCCCGATCTCTATCCCAACGTTCGAGCACGTAACCGGTATCTCTTGCTTTAGCAAGAATCGGGTAAAAGAAAACGTTGCAACTGCCACCGTTGAATAGCTCGTACTTCCGTCTACGATTAGTTTTAGGTAGGGCGTGTTCACAGAAGTGTGCCCGGTTGCCTTCTTAATATAGGCGGCGATAAACAGTGTCGTGCCCGGGTAAACCGGGACGCCTTCTTGGTATATCTTGATGTTGCGGGTTTCCGCGCCGGTGTTGTTTAGATAGAGTCGTTGCGAATACGTTCCGAGATACGGGTCTTTAAGAAACGCTCGCGAGTAATTGTCTTTGAACCATCCGTTCGCCAGTCCGTCGGAATCCGAGTCGAGCTCGAAGTTTCCGTGGAAAAGGAGATTCTGAGGCACGTAGGAAGGCGACGTCGTCCCGTCGAAGAAGAACGGGTTGTAAGCGGTAAATGCCGCCTGAACCTCGTACACGTGCGAGTAGAACGGTGCCGTGACGTGTGTATAGCTGACGGTCTCGCCGGTTGCAAGACGAACGTATATTCCCTTCCCGCTGTCCGGGAACACGAGCGCTTTATCCGCTGAGAATGCCGACGAAAACAAGCGGAGAAGTCCTTCCGCTTTTTCGAGAGCACCCGTCGCCGTTGTGTCGTACACATAGCCGGATATATCAATCTTTCGTGGTTTCCACTTTTGATATAGTACCGTTTCACCCGGCACCCGCGGAAAACTGATCGTTTCGGCTTCTATCGGCGGCATACCACGTCCAGTTACCTTTGACGCGATAAAATTGTACTGAGCCTTCAAGTCCACGCTGTCAAACACAAGTCCCATATCTACCACCCCAACGCCTTAAGATATTCGTTCGCCGCAATACCGCCAAAGCTCTGAACATTCGATACCTCAACCTTCAGTTCTCCGTTGTTATTGCTTGCGTTTTGCAGGATCATGTGTATCCCCGCCGCGTGAAGGTTGATTGTGGATAACAACCCCGCGATTCGGTTGCCGGTGTCTTCTGTTAAGCTCGCCTTGACCGCTGAGGCTCCTGACCACTCCTCACCCATTCCGGCCCCCGCGTATCCGAGTTTTTCAAGCGCATCCCATATGGTCTTCATCAATTCCTGCAACGTGCCGCTTGCGTCTTGAATCCCGGCGAGCTCTTCCGCGGATATAACGCCGTCTTGTAACGCGGCCACGAACGCTTCGGATAATCCTTGCATTGCGGACTGTGCAACATCGGAAGCCAGGAACGCACGAATCAATGCGCGTTTTGTCATATCTTCGAGAGAATCGGCGAATCCTGTCACAAATTCCTCGTAAGTGTTCGCTTGCAGTGCGCTTTCCATCGATGATGCGAGGTCTTCAACACCTACGCCCATTGCAGTTGCCACGGACGCAGCGGTTGCCTTGAGCTTCTCTTCTATCTCCGCGATCTGTTCGTCGATCTTTTTGCCGAACCCGAGTAACCCCAGCGTGAAGAAGTCCGCGATTGCCGCGCCAACGCGCGCGCCTCGCAGTTCGTTTAGCTTAGCCTGATTGGATTCGAATTCCTGAAAGTCTTTGAGTGTTTGAGCGAGATTCGACATCCCCAAATCCCACTTCGTCTTTTGCGACAACTCGTTGATCTTTTCGAACGCCGCGAGCACTTCGGCGACGCGTTTCCCAATCTCTTGTATCGCCCACGACGCGATGGCCATCCCTATATCAGCGGAAAGCATTTCGAGATCTTCAAACGGGGAAACCAACCGAGACGTGCCATCTTCCATTTCCTCAACGGTAAATTTCATCGTGTCAAGGATGGAGCCAATCAGTGAACCAACCTCACCAAACGCTGAAAACTCGCTGGCGATTGAACCAATGATCGTGTTCAAGAAGTCCGCTTGTTTCTGCAAGAGTTTACGCTGCCGCTCAAGTTGCTTCTCTCGTTCTTTCTCTGCGGCTTCCGTCGCGTCAAGTTCGGCTTTATACTGTGACAATTCTCCGGTCACAAGCTGCCACGCCTCTGATCCAATCTCGCCCGCTTTGATCATCTCTTCTTGGTATCCTTCGAGTGTGTTAACGAGGCTGCTTAGTGACGAGTTGTACTTTTCTGTGTCGCCTGTGGATTTGTAGTAATCAAGTAATCGCTTTGATTCGGTTACTTGTTTTTGCACGTCCGCAAGCTTGCTCGTTTTTTCTTTTGCGCTCTCGATTTTGTCTTGGAGCGTCGCGATGTCTTGCAATAGGTCTTTCCATTCTTGTGTGCCCGTTAACCCTTCGTCTATCATCTGTTCCTGCAAGCGTTTAGCCGCCGTAAGCGCGCTTTGATAAGAGGACGCCGCGTCTTCCTTTTGCCCTAAGTCGGTATATACACTCGCACGGTTTAGTTCTTTGTCCAGCGTCGCGGAATATTCCGATAACGCGGATGAGAGGTCAAACCCCGATATCTCACCAAGTGCCGTCTTGAGCAATCCGATCTTTTCAAGTATCTCGTCAATCACTTGCTTTGATACGGTACCTTCTTCCACGGCTTTTAGCGCGAGACTTTCTAAGGAGCTGATCAGGCTTTCGTAATAGCTTCGGAGCTTGCCTTGATCGCCAGCTTGCTCTAAAAACTCAATCCCGCGGCCGGCTTCTTCGAGCGATTGCGTAAGCGCATTTCTTAATTGCGCGTCACTTTGAGCCTGAGCGGCATACTTCGCCATCCGTTCATAGTAAGAGAGGAGTGATCGCACTATACCGAGCCGTATCTTTTCTCCTATTGTGAGTTCTTCAGTTGTGCGAACGATACTTTCTTCGTAGGTACGGAGAGCCGCAATCTGCTCGTTTATCTCTTCCATCACGGCGTTTACGTTGCCATCCCGAAGATACTTTCCGATAATAGCGGTCGTTTCTTTGAGTTTGGCTGCGTAAGCGTTTACCTGTGCGGCAGCGAGTTCAGCGTTTAATTCTTTTATCTCCCCGGTAAGCGCAGCCACCTGCTCAGATTCGTATCCCCATGTGATTGCCGCTTGTTCGCGACGCTGTTTGAGATAGTTCGCGTATTGTCGCATCTGTTCGGTTGCATAATCGTTATCGCCGAGTTGTTCGTATAGAGCGATCAACCTGGTGTATTCATCTTCCATCGCTTTTGTTTCTTGTTCAAAGTCCGTCTTGCGCTTTTTTTCAAGATCCGTCCGCATCGCTTCGAGTTCAGCTTCTTTGGAAAGCAATATCCCTTGGATAAACAATGTGGATTGTTCGAATCCCCCTTGTTTTGCGACGGCCTCGCCTTTTTTCATCGTTGCAATAAACCTTTCAAGAGCATCGCGCTTTACTTCAATATCTGTCGTTTCCGCTATCGCCCGATCAAACGCATTCACTTGCGCGGATAAACTGCCAAACATATCCATATCTCCGATTAAAGCATTGTAGTACGCGAGGGACTTGGTTAACGATTCAATGTCCTTCTTTACCGCCACGATGTTCAAACCAGGAAAGAATTGCCCGAAGTCTTTATCTGTAAGCATTGTCTTTGACTTTATGAGCGCGGATATCATTTGCTCGGTAATGGTTGCCGCTTCTCGTGTATACTCGCCGCGGAGCCGTTCCCGCTCTGTTTCGTCTTTGACTGTGTCATCAAGAGCCACATTTGCCGCTTGAATCTCGTTATACCGCGTTTGTAATCCGAGAAGTTCGGCATTGAGTTCTTCGTATCCGGCAAGATTGGCATACGTCATAGCCCCTTCCTTATCCCCGTATTCGAGAGCGAGGTCCTCCATCTGTCGGTATACGCCGATCAACCTGTTGTAGAATTCTTTCCGCTTGTTGTAGGACAGTGCCGCGTCGCGGGCATTGGCGGCGAGTTCTTGCCTTTCTTTCGTAAGGTTTTGAAATATCTGTTCTTGCTGATAAAGGAACGCGTCAAGCCCCGGATCTTCTCCAGCCACGTATGTCGTGCCTGCGATTTGCGTGCGCATTTTGCCACCGAGTTGTTTGTATCTTGCTTCGAGGCGGCTTTCGTCAAACGTGTATTCCGGCGTAATCTGGATGGTTATCTCCGTTTCTTTCGCTGACTCCTGCGCCGCGGCACCGACTTCTGTCACGAGCCCTTCAATCGATTCTTGAGCATTCTTGATCTTTAGTTCGCCCTCTACCGTGTATTGGTTGAATAGCGGATTGTTTTCAAGCGCTGCTTGCCATTCGGCGTTGAATTGCTTCAACAGTCCCGTTGTGTCAATCTTTTCCGCTGTGACTGATATCGTTTCGACCGGCAGCACAAGGTGCGCTTTTATCAACTTATTGCCGAGTTCTTCTTTCATACTGGCAAGCAAGACGGCGAGTTGTTCAAACATCATATCGATCTGGTCTTTAGTCGCATCATCCGCGTATTGATGAGCGCCGGAACGCCGCAGTTGGTTGAATTTCGCGTTGAGGTTTTGATACTTATACCAAATTGCATTCAAATTCTCATCGGTAGCTAATTCCATGTCTTTGTTAAGACTCTCGATAGATTCTTTTACCGATTGGACTTCTTCCAACGCCTTAGACCCGAACCCCGCTTTGACTTTATCGATTGCTGCCGCATGAATCGTCAATGCTGATTTTAGAGCGGTAATCTTTTGTTCTAAGGCTTTATAATCTTCGCGCTCGGCAGCATCAGCGTATTCGGCCTTGACAGCTTCAAGTTCCGTATCCAGTTCGCTCAATTCTCGGAGCATACTGCCATAGTTTGAGATCATATCCCCAAGATAACTGCCTGCGATCAGCACGCCTTCATAATCTTTAACGCCTTTTTCCAACGTGCTTTGCGCGACCTTGGAGCTCGCTTCGAGTTGTTTCGATAGAGAGTTTATCGTTTTTATTTGTGCGTTGAGTGATTTGGCTTTCGATGATAGAAGCTTGTCAATAGAAGCTTTTTCGAGAGCTTCTTTTGTCTTGTTATAAGTATCCCATACCGACGAAGGATCAATTTGTAATCCCGATAACGGATCACCATACAACCTTTGAACATCCTCCGCGGCGATAATGCCGTTGGCAGCCATCGTTTTGAGATCGCTTAAGATTTCTTTGTTTGCTTCTTCAATCATCCCGAGCACGGACTCGGATATCTCTTCTTTTGTTTTTCCGCCCTTGAGACCGCGATCCATTTCAAGTACAATGTTCCGTCGCCAGAAGTCAGCGGTATTCTTGGCAGATTCCTTGAGGGTGGAGGTTGCATAGTCTATCTGAATGTCTGCTATTTGAACGTCAAACTGCATATCTTTAAGTTTACTTTCAAGCTCGTATACAATGCCATACTTCTCGTCAATGGTTTTTATTATCAGATCAAGGTCTTCATAAACCGATCCGACCATCTTCGTTCTGGAATAGTATTCACTCATCTTCTGCGGTTGTGCAAGGTTGAACATAGTTTTTAGAGCGTCAAGCTGTTTCTTATAGGTGCCTGTAAACGTCTTTAATTGTTGCTCGATTTCTTTTTGTTTATCTGGTGTCGGCGCGGTCGATTCCCAGATCTTTTCGATATTTTGTTTGAGTTTTCCCGCCTCTGCCGCGAATTTCTTGACATCCTCAAAACTTCCGATGACAGGGTCGATTTCTAATTTCTTCTGTTTGAACTCTTCTTTCAGACCCTCATACGTAGTAATTGCCTTCGTTGCTTCCGCTACTTGCTTGTATAACGCGCTCTCTTGCATCTTCTCTTGATGCCGGAGTTCATCTGATATACGCTTGATCTCTTCGTACTGCAACGCGTACCCGTCAGCGCCCCGCACGATCATCTCGGCCAAACTCTCATTTCGTGATATCAAATCCTCAATCTGTGAATCCAGATCGGCGACGGTATCTGTCGTATTGTCAAATTCTTCGTTGTACGCTTCCACCAGGGAGATCAATTCATTGGTGTCCGCTTGCCAGTCTTGTGTCTTCTGTCGTGCTTCTTTAATGTTGTTTATCGTATCTTGAAGCGATTCAATCATACCGGCGAAGTCGAGTTTTTCGAGAGAAGCGAGCATTGTTCGAAATTTATCCACATTGAATATCGCGTCTTCCGATTGCTGCCTGAATATTGAGAACAGAACCGTTACCCCGGCAACAGCACCGCCTATTCCAAGCATGACCAGACTCAACCCGCTGAATCCACCTGCCAACGCACCGATTGCGGTAATAAGCGCCTTGAATCCTACAAGCAATGCCCCTCCAACACCTAACGCCCCAGCCAGCCCAATCGCCGCGGTTTCTGTTTCATCGAGCTTTGATGCCCACGTGGCTATTGCCGTGCCGAGGTCGACCAATACTCCCTGAACCCCCTGCAATTTATCCCCGAGATTAGCTTTCGCCGCTTCCATCGTGGAATTGAACTGATCTATCTTTTGCTGCACACCTTTCATTTTTTCAGCGGCTCTCTCGGCGTAACCAACTAACTCAATGCCGCCGGAAAAACTCGCCCCGACTTTGTCCAGCACATCTTTAACGCTGATCCCGTATTCCTTTGCTGTTTGTACGAGCCCGTCAACAAACGACAGCATGTCTTCGGAACGCCTCTTGTCTGCCTCCGTTAAACCAGTGAACTCGATTGCGAGCTTGGCTGCCTTATCTGTCCCGACAGAAGCCACAAGCGCGTCTATTGCGTTCTTCATTGTTCCAGCTTTGAGGTTAAACTCGTCATCCACGGCGTCAAGCGCAGTTACGAATCCCTTATAATCTGTACTCTCAGGCGCTTGCGATATCTCGAACAGCCGTTGGTAAATCTTGTCTATCGGTTCGTCTTTTCCGCCTACCTTAACCGCCAGACTGGACAACGCGGACAAGAACGCAGGAAATGTCATCCCCTGTCCAGCCGAGTCTACGGCCTGTATTGTGCGGATGATTTCGTTTACCGGCGTGGTGAGCTTTCCTTGAGATACGAGGTTGTTTAGGGAGTTGACGATTCCGGAGAAATCAAACCCCGCTTTGTTGACCTCGGTGAGTTTGTTTTGTATGGTTTCGATCGATTTCTTAAGGTCTTCATCACGTTGATAATCCGCGAGTTTGGTCGCGATGTCGGTAAAACTAAGATTATCCCCTAACGTGTCATCTACGGTGAGTAACGTCGTGCGGATATTATTGGCGGATAATCCAAACTTGGTCTTAACTTCCTCCATGTTTCCAAGTAACCAGGAGTAATCAAGGTTCTGCGTTTCTTCGTCAGCTTTTAGCCCGGCAATAACTGCCGCAATTGGTTTCTTGGTTTGGTCTGCAAGAAACGTCGTGATACTCATCATCGTGCCGAAATTCACGCCGGTATTTGCTTTCGCAAACGCGCTGATAACGCTCGTTAGTTTGCCCGCGTCAAGTTCTGCTATCTTCGATTGAAGATCGCCGATTTCCTTTGCCGCGTCTTCAAGCGATATATCAAGCTTGTTCAGATCGGTGATGTCTTGTATAATGTCTGCCACGCTGCCGTCGAGATCGCCCGCGAGTGTGTTCATCACCGTTGATATGCGGCTCATGTTGATCGTTGGTTCCGTATTCAAACGTTTTACCGCGTTGATAATGTTTTGTACCGTTGTGTCTGCTTTACCGGCTTCTGCTTCCAGCGCCGTCATAATCGCACCGTAATTTAGATCGCCAACATCCGGCTGCGTGTCAAGAATGGCGTCAATCACTTGCTGCATCGATACGCCCGCACTATTGGCCACGCTCTTTAGCGTGCGAGCGAGGGTAAGAGCGGGGATCAGTGTTTGCGAAGCCGCGCCGGAGATGGTCTTTACCGCTTCCGTCAGTTCCTCCGGGTGCAACCCCAACTGTGTCGCGATGGCAACCAAATCGTCGTATAACTTTTCGAGCTGCGGTGCCTTCGCCCCGGCTTGTTCGGCCAGTTCGTTCAAATTAGCCGTGATCGTCCCGGCGGTATCCGTAATCCCGGCGGTTGACCCCGCGATGGCATCAACGGTAATGTTCACCTTCTTACCGGATAGTTGTTTGAGCTCGTTTGATGCGCGCTGGATAAACGTGTTCTCAACGTTCTGCTGTAACTTCCCGACGATCGCGTCGATCTTGCCGGTCATTAAATCGGAATTGGTTATAAACTCATTCAAACCCGTTCCAGCAAGCGAGAAGATACCCTTTTGAGCTTCTATGCTTGTAAATAAGCCAGATAACTCTTGAACGTTGCCTTTTGTTTTTTTGGTGAGGTCATCGATAAACCCGGCGAATCCTTTAGCTTGTAGCCCGGCAAGTGAAAACTCAACTCCAAGGCGTTGAGCTGTTACCTGTGCTTCGGCAGATGGCGATATGATTTGTGTAAGCGCCGCGTTGATGTATGTCATCGCGTTTCTGGCGTGTATCCCGCGTTTTGTAAGCGTAATGATCGCCGCGCTAACCTCTTCGAGCGATACCCCGGCAATGGCAGCCGTCGGTGCAACCATTCCGATAAACCCGCTGAACTCTTCAAACGTCATTTTCCCTTGCTCAATTGCGTAGAATATGATGTCCAGTTTTTGCGTTAAGTCTTCGGTAGAAATGCCCCAAGCATTTTGAACAGTTGTCAAACCATCGACGGCGGTTTTAAGATCCGTTGCCCCGGCAATAGCACCACGAGCAGCCACTTGGAGAAAATTCAACCCTTCGGATGTCTTAACTCCTGCGGAATAAGCCTCATACAACGCGCCCGCGATCTCTTTGCCTGTATAGGGTATTTGTGTTGACAGCGAAAGAACTTCGTTTTTGAGATTCTTAAACTCCTTCTCGGTAAGTCCGGTAATGCTCCATACGCCTCGCATTGCATGGTCAAACTCATTCGCCGTCTTTGCTATATCTTTAAGCGCGTTTGTAAACCCAAACCCGGCGGCGAGTGTCCCTGCCAATCCAGCCACGGTGTTCATAAGTTGTCCGAAGCGTGCCTCTGCGTTATTGGCCGCTTGGTTGAATCCTTCGCTGTTGATTCCTATCGTGTAAAATAGCCTATCAATCTCAACTCCCACGCTTCTCACCGCCTATCGAAATTCCGAAGAGCTTCTCAATTTCTTTCTCTTGTTCTTTCTCGTCCAAATCTTCAAGTCGGATAGTGCCGGTTTTTTTATCCGAATCTTTCTCGTATATCTCTTTGGCTGCTTCACTGAGCAGGATCAATTGTTTGGCACTTAATCCCCAAACGATGTAGTCTATTGTCCATCCCATTCCGCTTGCAACGGAGTAGATCATTCGCGTGTACCGGAGAGCGCTCCTTCGAGGTCGAGGTTCTGCCCCACCCGAAGGAGAAGCATCAAAAAATTTGATAGATCACTCATTTCGAGTATCTTCCAAAGTAACCCAGTAAACTCGGATAACTCAAGTCCCCACTTAACCTCTTCCGCCGTGATTGCAATGTCTCTTGCGTCAAGTGGTTTGTTGTTGATGATAAGTGCAATAACTTCGGTTGCCGCGTCAAAAAGCGTGTCATTCTTTCGGTTCATAATCGAGGTGTAGATGCCTTGTATCAAGTCCCCCACAATCTTTTGGAGCGTTACCGATTCCTTGTCGTACTTCTCCGGATGAAAGTCGAGTTCATCGAATATCACCTTCAACCTTTGCGCTACGAGCGACGATACGCCAATGGAAGGTGATTTGATCGGATACTTTTTGGATCCGATCTTTATCTCAGCGGGTATATTCCCAATTGCTTGCAACTCGCTTTTTTTGGTCTTTTTGGGTGTAGTAACCATACTTTTTTACCCTCCTTTTAGAAAAAATGCCCCGCATATTATTGCGGGGCTCTTGTTGAACGTTATTCTGTTATTAAGAGGACAACCACTTCATTTGCATCGGCGCACCGGAATTTGGAGCGAGCACCGTGCCTTCAAGCGGCAATGTAGAGGCGTCGTCGCGGTTGAGCGACAGTTCCGAATTTCCTTTGAACTTACAGCGAGGGATAATTATCTCGAGTTTTTTGCCGGTACTTCCAATCGCCACGGTAACAATCTTAACAGCCCGCTCTATTCCGTCCGGAAGGTTAGGAATGGTTACCGTGTTCGCCAACGCGCCTGTTCCTACGGTTCCCGCGAACGCAATCGCAAGGTTGTCCGCTTTCAGGTCGAGCAAGTTCAGCGTCAATTTTTTCGGCGCTTTTTTGATACCAACATATTCAGGGTCAGCGCTCTGGTCTGATTCAACGATAAACTCTTCAACTTCCTGCCGAATGCTTCCCCCACCGCGTGTCTTCCCAAGGTCTACGGTCAACGCTCCGGTCGGCCATGTTGCCAAAGTCGTCAGCGAAGAAGCCGCCGCAATGTTTACGCTTTCGATGTTAAATGCAAAGTCTGCCATATTCTCACTCCTTTGTTGTTATTTTGTATCTCATAATTTGAAAAGATTCATTCGTGTTCGCTTGATCCGTCACGATCCCTTCGATGTTGTACAATTCCAAGTAAATCGGGGCGCCCGCGGCGGTGTATTCCGTATCAGATAGAGCGCCCGTAACTATTGCCTTCAAAGCTCCAAGCCGTGCGATATTCGGCGTTATTCCGTTGTAGTTCGGCGTGTACATCATTATCCAGAGCTGCGCGGTTTGGAGCGTTTCTAAAAAATTTCCCTTGAGAAGCAACACAAACCGTTCGCCGGTTGCTGTGTGGTAATGCTTATAAGTCGCTATACCGGTCGGTTGTAACTTCTTATAGATTGCCGTCAGTATCTCATCGTGCAACATCATTTGACCGCCTTTTTCAACGCCTGATCCAACAACTTCATCACCGGGGATGCTTGAACCGATCCGGATAATACCGTGTATCCCTTGGCCTCGACGTATATTCCGTACTCCATCCCGGCGAAAACAACGCACGCGTACCCGTTATCCGGTACTGCTTGCTCAAAAATCGATTTTGCCGTTAATGCGTTACCGCGCGATTCGGAATGTCCGCCATCGTCGTGTATCCAGTCAAGAAGTTTTCGATTTTTGTATATTGCGTATCCGATGCTGTTACGAAGGTTTGCGGTTCTGTCAGTGTAACTCCCGTTGTCCCGCGCCCAGTTCACCGCCTCTTGCCCGATCCGATGGAGCGTTAACACGATCGCGTCATCACTCTTGGCGAGCTTTGCTCTCAATGCGTCCGCCAACTGTTTAGGCGTGCGGTTCCAAGACCCTGTACTATTTGCAGGCATTGAGTACGATCTCCTTGTGTACTTCGAATGGCAGCACAGCCACGACGGTGTACGTGGTATCCAATATCGCGATTTGATCTCCGACAACAACATCCACATCTCCGCGATAGTACAGTTTTCGGTGATCGTACTTGTACCCGCCCGTCTCGTCTATCTGAAGATGATTGCCGCGCGTTGGCTGGAAGTCTTGCTCGTTGAACGTTATCGGCCGTGAGGATTGGATAGAAACGGGGTTTCCGGAAGTATCCATGACTAATTCGGAGTGTTTCAACGTGCCGGTCATGATAACTCCTGATAACGCCTTCGGATTGATTGCGCCATCTCGAAGAGATACCGCTTGTCGTAATCCTCGTCCACGCTTCCTTGACTGTACTTCTTGTACTTCTCGGGATTCCCAGCAATCGCTTCGAGTAATGCCGCTTTCGCAAGCATTATGTTAGTAATGTCTTCGGTTGCCTCGCCCGTTGGTGTAAGCCCTTCGAGTGTCAAGAACGCGTTGTATTCATCATCTGTGAATATTGCGTTGTCAGAGTCAAGGAACACGGTCTTAAGAAGCGCTAAGTTCGTCACGGGCGACACCTGCCTTGAGCATTGCTCCCCGTAGTTCCGACGTTACCTGATAACGCTTGCCTTTGTGATAACGCATTATGCTGTCACGGCACGTTTTTGTGATGATCACCGTGCAGTACTCTGGCTGCGGTTCGGGTTGTGGTTGCGGCTTGTATACTGGTATCAGTTCCGGTTCGGGCGTCGGCACGGATATGCTTTTGGCTTCTGATGTTGGTATAATTTTTGGTTTGCTTTTGGTTGCCATTTCTCACCTCACAGGAGGCTTTACGCCCCTCACTATTACGTGCTATGTACCGTTGCGATAAAGACTTGATCAATTAGCTCAAATGAGGGCAGACAGAGCTGAGATACAACGGTTTCAACGTTAACAGGGATGTCGGCTTTTTTGAGAGTTGTGACGGCCACGCCGGTGTCCACAATGGATACACTCGCGCCCGGCGTGTTTTGAAGATCGGCTTCTTCCGGGGTTGTTCCAAAGTAAACGTTTCCGAGCGGTGTAGGTGGTAACAGCGTGAATATCTCGTCCGCAAAATAAGCCGTCGCGGTTCCGTTTAGTGAATACTTCTTGTTGTAAATGGCGATCGTGATGCCGAGTTCTTCATACAAATACGCTCGCACGTTTTTCTCGTTTACGAGCCGGTCAGTCGTGTTGAAAGCCGCAATAACAGAAGCCGTCTTACCGATGTAGTTGAACGTCTTTCGGGAGCAGATCGCCCGTGTCGGCCGAACGCCGGTATCATCTTCAATTGTGTCTTGCCAACCGCGAATATCCCCTACGGGGTCAGCAGTAGCCGTCTGTGACCATCTTTTAGTAGTAAGCAACGTGTCTTGATGATCCGAGTCGCCGTTGTAGTCGTAATCGAGCGGAGTGTGCCCATCTGTAATCGATATCTTGAACGTTTGTAGAAGTTGCATTATCATCCGTTCGCGCGCGACTTTTGCCCCGGCGATCAGTTCAACTTCGTCTTTAAAAATGTTCCCGAGCGTGATATCAATAAGTGCCTGATTCCCCGTCGCGAGTACGCGTTGCAACTCTTGTCGGTCTTTTTCCTTGATATACATTCCTTCTCGGAAGAACGGGAGTTCGGTTTCAATCTTTTTAATTCCGATTCTGTCCCGGAACGGAACCTTTGCGTCAAAGCTCGAAGTCTTGAGCATAACCGGCAATCCTTTGGAACCGCGGAACCAAGACAAATCGATTCCAATCTGCTTTTTGAATGGGAAAAGCGATTCGCCGAGATAAGGTAGCTTGTTGCTTCCGGATTCGTCCCAGTACGCCGCAATCTCTTTCGCGGTAATTAAGTCGAATAAGTTATTAGCCATATCTCACACCTGCCTTATGATACGAACGTGATGTTCTTCAGAACAGCTTGCGCTTCCGAACATACCACGGTTGGTAAGTTTGCCCGATTGATAAAGCCGTGTACCACCATTGTCCCGGCTGCATCCCCGTTTGTTACGTCTACGTCCCAGAGTAAGATTCCTTCCGCGTCACTCGCGTTCCCGTCCGTTCCACCTGCCAAAGCTGTCGCGGTTTTCGCAGCCACAACCGTCGCACCTGTTCCGGATTTGGCGGCAGTCACAATCGTTCTTGCCGCAAGATGCGCGTTCACGGCGGCTACCACCTGAGCGGCGGTTGTCGTAAGCGCGGACGTGGTGTTCGTGGCAAGGTATACGTTGATCGTATCTGCCGCAATATCAACGCTTAAAGCAGCGCTCGCCGTGCCTGGATCCAAGAAAGCTACTTTAATTGCGTTGCCGGTTGTCCCCGGGGTGACTGCGGTGAATGTTACCGCACCGTTCGCGTTCGTCCCGAAGGTTATGGATGCGGCTACCGACGGCGTGTTCTTCACGACCACGCGTTCGCTCGGATTCAGCAACGCGGATTTGCTCGTACCTCCAACAACCGTCCCGGCGGGTACGATATATTTGCCGCTGTCGCTGTCGGCACTTACGCCTGCCGTGCTGACCGTTACGGCGTGCGCAACGTAATGGTCGTATTTGAGTATCTCTTTCTGACTTGTATAAGTCGTTTCTAAGAATTTTGACATCTTGTCATCTCCTTTGTTTAAGGTTCTTTGAAGTAAATCGTGGAATCAGGTTCCTTGGGTTCCAGCCGAGCCAGCCGCTTGCCAAGTGATTCGCTGGTTGAGTTTGTTGGCGACTTGACCCCCTTTACGCTGATCCCCGCACCTTGTATTTCTTTGATCTTTTCGTCCACGTAAGTGTCCAGTAATTTCTTGAATGTCTTGACGTTGTCTTCTGCTTGATCCGGTGTTTCTGAGATAGGCAGGATATAATCTGCGAATGTTGATGGCACTTTGTGTTCGGCAAGTTTCGCACTCACGCGTAGTTGAATCCGCTCTGCTTCGAGTTCCTTCTTCTGAGATTCGACTTGCTCAATCTGCATCTTGTAAAGTTCCTCGAATTTTTTCTCGGCTTCCAGTTTTGCTTTCTCAGTTTCGAGTCTGGCTTTTTTTGTTTTGTCTTCCTGCTCTTTCTCCCATTGCGCTTTCAGGTTCTTTTCGCGCGTTTCAATTGCCTTGGCAATCGCTTTGTCGAGATCGGATTGTGTGTATCGCGATTCGCCTTGCGCACTCTCATTTGTTGCTTCCACAGCAGTACCGTTGATGACGTTCCCGCTCGTTTCTTCCATTAAAAATCACTCCTCGTTGTATTTTTGATAGTATCGTTTTGCAGATAAGAAAAGCGGTTCCGCGAACCGCGCCATCTCTTCTTGTCTTGTGTTGTTTTTAAGATACTGCGGATAGTTGCCGTCGGCGTAATACTCACCGTAACGATGAAAATGATTTGCGACCATCAGCGCTTTGACTTTTGCGTTATCGTTCTCCTGTTTATCCCATTGTATTTCTGGCAGGTATTCTCGCACGTCGAAGTGATCCACGATGTAGTTGAGAATTGCGTTGATCGATCGAATATACATCTCGACGTTGTGCGAGTCGCTTCCGCCGTGTACGCGGTAGTGCCTAAGGTTTCTCTCAATACATCGATAACACATTCCGTTGCGTAGATTATTAAGCAATGATAGTGTATCCACCTCGCTTCCCAGATACGATACGTGTCCGCACTTCCGAATGAATTTGGTACGGTATAAACCCTTGGTTGTTATAACCGCACTGCCGCCGTTATGGTACATCTGAGCGATTGCGACGGTCGGTGGAACATACCTCGCACCCCACTCTTCAGTAGGTCGCCCATCTTCAAAGTGCACAGTTGATCCGCTGTATACGAAGTCGAGTGACGAGTCGCTTTGAAACTCAGCCATCATCAACTCTATCGCATCCGGTTCAAGCCAGTCGTCGGCGTCGTAGTGCATATAGTATTCCCCGTTTGCGCGTTTGAGCAATTCGAGGAATCCTCGCCTCGCACCTCCGCTGTTGTCCTCATGGATGATCGACTTGATTTGGTTCCCATAGCTCGTAATCACGGCGACTGATTCGTCTGTTGATGCGTCATCGTCTACGATGATCTCAATGTCCGGATACGTCTGCCCAAGCATCGAATCTATACATTGTTTGAGATACCGCCCGTAATTGTAGTTGGTAATCCCAATTGTCACCAGTTGCCTTTTTTCCATTTACGCGCCCTTTCTTTTTTTGCGGGCTCTTTGGCAATCAGACCCGCGCAGAACCCCACAATCAATCCGAGCCCTATCCCGATTAGGAATAATACAATGTGCATAATTCGATAACCACCTCGTTTCTCCAATAAAAAACGGGCCCGCAAGGGAGGGTATGTATGAAAAAAGCCCGTATTGGGGCTATAGGGAATCTACAAATTCTTCAACGCTATCCATCTCGGACGTGAGATAACACATACAGTGTGGATGAGCCGGTTGTCCGCCATAAGGCACCGCGTTCTTCGGGTACACCCCCGGGCCAAGCCCGACGTCCGCGTCTGCCAGATCATCGCAGATGTCAACCTCCGGATGACTCCCGGAAAGATTCCACTTGATGCCCTTCACAAACGGCAGCTTCTTCGTCATCTCAACGTATGAGCCGCGCCACGCTCGCTGTATCTCCGTTCTTGCAACTCTCATCGCGTTATATCGCATCGTCTTGCGAACGTACCTGTCTATCACTTTGCGTGCGCCAGCGGGTGATAAGCCTTGAAGTTGCTCTTGAATATACCTTGGGATCGAAGGTTCCAGTTGCGCTTGCGTGCGTAATATCTGGTTACGAACCTTCTTTGCACTCATTCCAGTTTGGAGTGATGCCGTCAGTATCCGCTTCACGTCCTCTGCTGTTTTATCCGCGAGCTTCCAGATGCGTTGGGATAGCTTGATACCGTCAATCGCCGGTTTGTCCATCACCCACGCAGTAGCTGCGTAGTTCGTTTGCGTCATGTTTTTCCAGCGGTTTTGCACAAATTCAAACAGCTTGATATCCCCCGCATCTTTCTCGAACTTGTACTTCTTTGATTCGTACCGAAATCTCGCCGGAAGTTGTTTGTATAACTCCGTGTAATAGGCTTGTGTGAGCTTGTCGTCCATATCGTCAAAGGTTTTCTCGAAGAGCTTTGCAAAGTCTTTTCCGTATTCCTTTGCCGCGTTTTTAAGCGTAGAACTGAAAATGGCGGTAAGCGTCCCGTTGTCAAAGTCTATCTTGTCCACGGCTCTTTCAACGTTGTTAAAAAAACGGTTGAGCACACGCCCGTATCTTTGCTCGAGCTTCTTGGTTATTTCAATGTCAACGCGCCTCTGCATCGCTATCAACCGCTTGTTCTTCCGCCGCCCATTGCTTGTCGTACACGTCCTCTTCACCTGCTTGCTCTTTAATCCGCTTCAACACGGGGGCAGGGTCAATCGAGAGCGCCTTACATATCTCTTCTGTCGCGGTCTCTTTATCAACGATTCCGGCGCCAACGGCTACCGCAAGATTGGTAATCAATTCTGTCGGGTTTTTGGATATTATTGGCTCGTAGGATATAACCGCGTCGTTTTTGGATCCAAGCATCAGCGAAGCATACTCAAATACCTTTTCTAACCCGATTTTGAGGATTGAGCGATAACGCGAGATAATTGAGGTTAGGCCGGTCAGCTTCATTTCAAACGCGTATCCTGATTGCGCTGCGCCTTGCGACACTTGTACGAGCATTATCTCAGGGTATTCGTTTTGAACCTGCTCAATCAGCTTGTCTTTCTCGCCGGCCATAATCTTCATCACGTTGCCAGACATCTCGAGGAATTGCATCTGACCGCCGTCAGGAACCTGGACGAAGCGCATCTGCCTGACTGCTTTGGTGTCTTCACGCTTTTCTTCGTCTTTTGATTGTAACGACTCGGAGTTGAGCCGCACGTTCCCCCACGCAAGAGGATCAGAATGGAGCTTGCCAATCGCTTTGATATCCGCGTGATACTCGTTGATCTCATCCAACGTATCGATCAGATTCTCGATCCGGGATACCGCGTCTTCCTCGGCCTTCTCGGCGGTGAACTCAACTAACGGAATAAAACCCCAGAGATTTGGGAGTTCCGTTACCTCTTCATTCACTTTCTGAATGATTCGATCGGGGAAGTATTCTTTCTCAATCTTTTCTTCTTCGGTGTCTATTTTGATCTTCGCGTAGGTGATATTCCCGCCAGCATCGTATTTGATCTCTGGAATTTCGTCAGAGATAAGAACGGCAAGAAGTACTTCATCTTCGACCTTGGCAATATCCACCCATACGCGCCCTTCGAGCAGTATCTTGAGTGTGAGGTTCTCCTTCGAATATTCCCAGTCGTTCGACGCGATGATCGTTTCGGCAACCTTGCCGGTAATGTTAAACCCCTTAAGAATCATCGACACGTCCATGTTGATAATCAGCGGTGCGGGGTTATATATCTTCTTCACATTCCACGGGAGCGAGCGATCCGTCCGGTATTCTTCATCGTATGCCTTGCCTTGGTACAGCTTCCATAAGTTAGTCTTCACTTGTCACCACCTGACCGTTGTGATATCTGTTGCCGTTCGCTTACCGATTCCGGTGTGTATCGCATACCGTATCGCGTCCATCGCGTGGTCGTTGTATTCTACCGGTATCTCGAGCGTGTTGCCGTCTTTGTCCTCTTTGTACTTGTACGCCTGTATCTCTTTGATCGTGTTAACGCATTCGCTGTATATATGGAGCTTATACCGTTTTACGGAATCGATTCCATCGGTTATCTTCTTCTCAGCTTTGTACACGTTGAATCCGGCGTAGTATATCTCCTGGATTCGATCGGGTTCCGCACAGTCAGCGTATATAGATTCTTTCGGCTTGACAATCTTTTGCATCTCTCGAATGAGTTCCGTGTTTGTTAGCCCGGATCGATAAAATTCGAACGGGATGTATATCTCGTTGTCTCGGATTCCAATCTTTATCAGGGCGGTTGGGTTGTTGTATCCGAAGTCAAGCCCCCATATCACCTCATCATACTGATTTGGCATCTTGTTAACGATGTCCCAGTTGTTGTAAATCAGGTTGCCGAGGATGCCCCATTCGCCAAGCGCATATACGCGGTGATAGTTTTCATCCTCGTTGATTAGGTTTTCTATCACTCGCACGTAATCGGCATCTAAGAATCGCAAGTTGTCTTTGTATGTTGTTTTCAGGATAGTGCAGTTATCAACCAGATTGTCAAAAAAGTGCGCCTTGAGCCATGAGAGTTGAGATATTGGATTGAACGTCAACACAAACCAATTCGGCTTATCCGATACGCCGCGAAGCCTCAAGTCAAGTTGCATAAAGTCTTCCTCGGTGATCTCGCTCGCCTCTTCTACCCATATCCCCGTAATGTTCGCGATTGATTTGAGTTTTTCCACATCGTCAAGACCGGAGAATATGATTTGCGAACCGTTTACGAACGTGATTTCGAGCTCGCTTTTGTTAACACGAAAGAATTTGTCGAGATTCCACTTGTAGATGAGCGAACGGAGTAGCGCATAAGTCGAGTGTCGGTTTGTTCGCGCAACTTTGCGAGCAACTATCACTTTCTGGTTCTTGTTTTGCATTATGTCTAACAAGATGCGTTGCGCTATAAAATAGCTCTTCCCACTCCCGGCCCCGCCGTAAAATATCTCGTACCGCGTTTGGTTCTTGAGATACGGAATGTATGCGTCGTTGAACTCTTGCGCTTTGCTCTTGAATCGAATGTCTATAACGGTGTCATTCGCCATCGTCATCGAACCCGATCCTCACCAGGATTTTTCCTGTGTTTTCTATCTCGTGCTTGTCGCGGTATTTTGTTGGTTGCCGATTCTTCAGCCAGAATATCATTGCGGTTGTATCTCCAGCGATCGCTTTGTCGAATAACGCGTTCTCAACGCGGAAATCGACGTCTTCTTTTCCTTCGCGCAAGGCTTCGGCGAACTCGGGGTATTTTTGTTTCCAGTATGTTATTGTCGATCGCGATACTCCGATTTTTTTTGCTATTTCAATATCGGTAAATTCCTCTCTGGCCCAACCCTGATAAGTGGCCAGCCTTGAAGGATCATATAATGTTTTTCTGCTGTTTGCCATGCCGGCCTCCTTTTAGGATGCACATTGTGCCAGTTATTCGTTTATCACTTCCCTCACCAATTCGCATATCTTCTCAAGTTGTCTCTCTTCGCTGTGCCGTTCCGCAAACTGCCGATATTCCAAAGAGTCATACGGCTCATCCTTTATCATCTCAACGGCGCGTGATATCGAATTAAACACATACTGCATCGGGTAGAACTCATCGGCGATGTAAAAGTTGTGGATGATTGGTTTTATCCCTTTGCTCATCGCCTCGAGAATCGCCATTCCGTATCCCTCGTGAATTGATGTTGAGAGAAAATAATCTTTGTCTTCGAGAAATTCGTTCGTATCGACGTGCGGATGAATAAAGAAGCGGTCTTGCAACTCCATCGCATGCACCAGATTCATCACATACGCATAAAGCCGCACGTCCTGCATATCTCCGGCCCAGTGGAACTCATAATCACCGCCGGTTTTTATAAGCTCGTAAAGGATTTGAACCGCAAGCCCAGGGTTCTTTTTGGTATTAAAATTCCCGACGAAGGCGATCCGGCGCCCGTGGTTATGCTGCGTGAAGGTGAACTTGTCGGTGTTCACACCGTTATGAATAATCGACACTTTATCCGCTATCTCCGGAATATCTACCATGTTCCTCACGTGGTCAGCTACAAAGAGATAACGGGATACGTTTGGATGATAGATGCCTTGGATAAATCCGTTTATCACTTCATACCCGTGGACACGGACAATGCTTTTTTTGTTGAACCGTTTGGTTCCTTCAATTGTGAGCTCGTTCCCAAACTCGTACCAGATAAGATCGGCATCTTCGATTCGATCTTCGAAGTGGCCGATATTCGCGACTTGTATCGTTTCTACAAGATACTCTTGTGCGAGTTTTTGTCGGATTCCATCGAGGAACGTTCTGAGCCCAGGTTTGTACAGGATCGCGATCTTTTTACGCTTGCTTCTGAGTTGGATTTTGCTCGTTTTAAGCCGTGTATATAAAGGCGAGAGATTCACATTCTCATCGTCTGTGATTTCCAACAGATGCGGCATAAACCGATGAAGCAACTCATCGCCAACGTGTTTGGACAGATACAGCACGAAGTTGTCCAGAAATTCGGTTATCATAGCAGACTTCTTAACTAAATTAAATTCCTCGACCGCCATATCCGGAAGCCCGACCGCAACGAAAGACGCGGCAATCACGAGCCTGACAATATCAACGTACTTATCGCATTGTATCGAACAGTTGTAAGCTGCCCGGTCAAGTCTTGCGTACTTGTCGTAATATGTATGAAACGCTCGAACGGCTTTTAGATGATCGCCGGTTGTGTGGTGCATCAGCGCTTCAATCAAATACGCATCCGGCACATCCTCGTAGATCAACTTCGCGACGTCGATATAATCCGTTGCGAACTCAAATTCCCGCCGTTGTATTGCTTGAAATCCAGCGAGGATCATCACCTCATACACAATATACGGCATTTCTTTCGCGGTTCGCAAATCGTCAAGAATTTCTTTCGCTGTCTGGTAGCTCTTCTCGTGCTCGAAAGTGAATTTCATCTTATAAAGCTGGCACTTATAATATAGCCGCTCTATCGGCGACAACTCCGTCTTGAGTATCTCCTCAATCAGCGGCATTGATCGTTTACGCTTCTTGTCAAGCAGTTCCGGCGTCCACATATAACCGTAATGATTGATTATTAGCTCGCTCCGGAAGATGTCTTTCGCAAATCTCGGCTGGTTGTGAATCGCATGCTCATAGTGAATGGTTTCACGTCGAAACACGCGTGGTTGTGACATCGTGTCGAAGGTTTGGCCGGTTACGTAGTTTCGCCCGACCATCATCACCGTGTTCACAGCGTCTGGTAATGATTCAAGCTCTGCTCTTAATCCGCTTTGAGCCTCTGGCGCCAATTCCTCGTCCGCGTCGAGTATTAGAATCCAATCGCCAGTACACTTTTCGATCGAAGCATTCCGCGCTTCGGAGAAGTCATTCTGCCAAGGGTGATCTGATAGCTTTATCTTCAGGTCTTCGTAAGCGGTTATAATTGCTTTTGTGCTATCAACCGAGCCAGTGTCAAGTATCACGATCTCATCCGCAATCGGTAACACGCTATCGAGCGCCCGCCGGATGTTGTTCTCTTCGTCCCTTACAATCATCGCAACGCTAAGTTTCATAGTCCCTCCCATAAAATTCCGCAACAAAAAAGGGCCCGCGCGATGGATTTGAGCTTCTCAACATCGTCGAGTCCCGTTTTGCAACGTGATGTCGAGTTCTGTTTTGTCGATTTTGAATATCGGCTGGAGCTTCCACGCGGAGATGACGCTTCGGAACAGGTCGTATGTGCTATGTCTGTTGGTTCTCGCTACCTTCCGAACTACCAGATATCGATGCCCGCGTTCCCGGAGCATCCGATACAGTATCTTCTGCGCGATGAAGTGGCTCTTCCCAGAGCCTGCACCACCGTAGTAAACCTCGTAGCGGTTGCGTGTGTTTAAGTACGGGATGAACGGTGAATTGAATTCTTTCGCTTTGCTTTTGAATTGGATATCAATAACAGTGTCACTCTTCATCGTCCTCAAATCCAATACGAATTTGGAACGATCCGGAGTGTTCGATGTCCATATTATCGCGCTGCCCGAGTATTTGCTTGCCGAGCCATATCAGAATCGTTCTGTCGCCGGATTCCGCAAGTTTCCATTGCATCCTCCGAAGACTTGCCCGGCCGAGAAGTCGCGCTTTGTTATATAGCTCGTTAAACCTTTTGCTTCGCTGGAGTGTGTCAACAGACATTCCGAGCACGGACGCGATTTCTTCCTGCGTGCAATGTATTTGGGCGAGCTTTTCCGCAAGCTCGAAGTCTATTTCTTTTCTTGGCCTTGCCATTCTAATCACCTGCTTTTATATGCACCGCAAAACGTCATGGTGTCTTTTTTTCATAAAGTTCCCCGTTTCGCTTTATCGTGATGTTCGGGTCGAGCTTCCGCATCCGGTCGATGATGACGCTGCAGTATTTCGAATCTATCTCCATTCCGTAGCACTTGCGGTTTAATTGATGCGCCGCGACCATTGTTGTGCCGGAACCGAGATAAATGTCTGCCACATTGTCTTGTTCTTTAGAATTATTCAACAGCGCGTTTTCAACCAATTTAACCGGCTTCATGGTTGGATGTTCCTTGTTCGATCTCGGCTTGTCAACCTTCCATACGCTTGTCTTGTGTTCGCCTAACCCATAAAACTTGTGCGTTTTGTTCCACGTCAACAATATTGGTTCGTGCTGATATTCATAATCAAGTCTCCCCATCGAAAACGTAGGAGCGTTTTTATACCACATTAAAACGTGCCGCACAGGCAGTCCGGCATCCCTCATCATCATCATCATCATTCCCAATTCTCCGCCTTGCGGAGCAGTAACAAAATATGTACAACAGTCATTTGAATAGTTCTTTAGGTTTGTGAACGCGGATACGAGTTTATTATAAAGTTCGTCACGAGAAATGTTATCGTCTTTAATATCCTTTAAATTCATTCCAGCCTTCTGGAAGGAATTTAAGAATCGGTTTTTTGCGCCAATCTCTACCCCATACGGCGGGTCAGTAAACACCATGTCCGCCTTCTCCCCGTTCATCAGCTTTGCCATCTGCTCACTATCCGTGCTATCCCCACATAACAAGCGATGCGGGCCTATCTCGAACAAATCGCCGAGCGCAATGTCGGTTTCGATTTCGTCTGGCACTTCGTAGTCATCTTCTTGCGCTTCTTGCTTCGGCATCCAATCTTCCGGGAAGTCGATGCCCCAATCTGAAAGTTTTGGAGCGTCCCATTCGTTGGCTAAAATATCCCAATCCCACTCGCCGTATGGGGCGTTGTCAGCGATAATAAACCGTTTCTTCTGCTCCTCGGTAAGCTCATCGGCTCTTTTTACCCACTCGTCGGGTATGTCTTTGTATCCGAGATGCCGGATTGCTTTGTACCGCATATTGCCGCCCAATATCATCCCATCGGCATCGACGACTATCGGGCGCAGCTTCATCATCTCCGGGAACTCTTCAATGCTTTTAACGAGCTTCTGGAACCGCGCGTCTTTGATTATTCTTGGGTTCTTTGGGTTGACTTTTATCTCTTTAATTTGCATTGTTCCCTCCCGAAAAATTCGCAACAAAAAAGGGCCCGGAGGCCCTTCTTCATATTTCATCCGCGGTATTATCATACCTGCGGCTATTATATCGATAATACCACAATTATGTTTTTTTGTCAAGTGGTATCGTTTTTATCGCCTCGATCATCCGGTCGAACAGAGTGACCGGGTACATCTTAGCGTTTCCGATCGTCTGCACGGGCTGGAGGTCTAAATATTTGAGTGTCTCAAGAAGCACGGGACGTGGTATCCCGTGCTGTTTTGCGTAATCCGTAGCGGTTATGAGTGTGTTATTCATCATCTTCTTCCTCACTGTCTTCTTCGCCTTGGGTGAACTCGCCGATGTGCTCTGCTTTTATTTCTTCTTTGGTTTTTGATCTTGCGTATTCGTATGAATCGTCGATCACAAGGTCTTCACCGCTCGCTTTTTCCCACAGCAACCAACTATTTGAATCTAAAACATCATCAACTGTTAAATCTTCGTCGTAACATACGGGGTAGCAATCGCCCCAGCCAATCCCAAGGGATTCAACGTACTTTATCGGCAAGCCTTCTAAAAATTCCATTGGCAACTCAGTAACCCAGAGGTGTGATAAAATGGCTTTCTCTACGTTTGATTTTGGCGATGCTACAAGCGTTACTGATTCCAACTTCCCGCTTTCATAACTACCTTTGTAAACATTTCCATCCTTATCTCCGAGATACTCTACGTATTCATCGTTCACCAAGTACATATATTTCTTCCCGTTCAGCTCTACCGTTCCGTACTCGTTCTCGTTTTCCATTGTGATTCCTCCTTAGTTTTATTTTTTTCCTTTCTACCTATTCACGTTTTCAAAGACCCTCATCAACCTCTTACATACATAGTATAATCGATTCTCACGCATATCGCAACACGCTATCTTTGCGAATACAAATGTTTATCCTTGATTGTTCTTGATTATCACATTGAACCCAAAGTATACATGGTATCCGTTTCGCTCCCCCACGTGATCGTCGCGTCCGAGAAAACGAAGGAGGTGTGATAAAATGGCTTTCTCTACGTTTGATTTTGGCGATGCTACAAGCGTTACTGATTCCAACTTCCCGCTTTCATAACTACCTTTGTAAACATTTCCATCCTTATCTCCGAGATACTCTACG